CAGATCAAGAGAGCGAAGGGGCGAGTGGTTTCATCTCACTAATTATAGTAAAAGCAAATTTGATTCAGCATTAAGGAGAGTTAATGATAGAACTAGCACTGATTAGGAGTCTCATGCACAAAGACTTCTATGACGATCATAAGGGCAGTAAATGTCCAGATAGATTGTTTAGTAAAGATGTTAGGAAGATTAAGCAAACGCTTGATTCTACTATGGAAAAGTATGAGAGGGATGTCTCTTTGACAGAACTACAAGCATTATTCTTTTCTAACAACGGCACTATGACATCAGCGAACAGAGCTTCTTACGAGGTTCTGTTCAGCAAACTGTCAAAAGAGGACGCTATGAATAACGAGATAGCGAAGGAAGTGCTGTCAAAATTATTTCAACAGATGGTAGGAGAGGAGATTGCTAATCTTGGATTTGATTATGTTAATGGAACGAAGACAAACCTAGAACCCCTACGGAAGATACTTGATAACTATCAGGATGACTTCACACCTAGCTTCCGCTTTGAGGGAGATGATATAAGTTTCAATACGTTACTAGAACATCTTAATGTAAAATATCAGTGGAAGTTTAACATTCCGTCCCTACGCAGACGAGTCGAGGGACTAAGTGGTGGTCACTTTGTGATAGTCGGTGCAAGACCTAACACTGGTAAAACATCTTTTCATGCTAGTCTTTTGGCATCAGAGGGTGGCTTTATAGATCAAGGTGCAAAGTGTGTAGTGTTGTGTAACGAAGAAGCCTACAAGCGAGTTGGTCTGCGATATCTGTATTGTAAGTCTAAGATGTCTAGTGAAGAAGTTTTAGAGAACAGAGACTTGGCTATTAAGAGATACGCTCCTGTCAAAGAGTTACTGTCTATCAAGGATGCTACAGATAAACGTATGGATTATGTAGAACAGCTTGCAAAAAGTGTCAAACCTGATATAATAGTTCTCGATATGGGAGATAAGTTTGCAGTGTCAGGTTCAGATAGATCAGATATTTATTTAAAAGAGGCAGCGATTCACGCTAGAAACATAGCAAAGAAGTATAATTGTGCTATCATATGGATGTCTCAGCTATCAGCAGAGGCTGAAGGTAAGATAAATGTCAATCAATCTATGCTTGAGGGCAGTAAAACTGGTAAGGCAGCCGAAGCAGATTTGATGTTATTAATTAGTAAGAACCCTGAGATTGAAGGTCAGGACAGTAACGATCCTCAACGTCACATTAGATTGGCTAAAAACAAACTAACAGGTTGGCATGGCACAGTGCATGTCGAGCTAGATGTAGAGAGAGGTATATATTCAGCATGAAGATTGTACTTGATGTAGAGAATACTACAACAAAGAGGGACGGCAAGTTACATCTTGACCCTTTTGAACCTGACAATTCTTTGACACTCGTTGGTGTGTCAGATTATCTTGACAATGAGACGACAGTATTTGTGTTTGACCACAAAGAAAAGACTATAGAAGATGATGATGCAGACAAAAGATTGCAAAGAGTGCTTGACAACACTACATTATTGATAGGTCACAACCTACAATATGACCTTCAGTGGCTTTGGGCATGTGGTTTTAAGTATGATGGCGAGATTTTTGACACAATGTTAGGTGATTACATACTACAACGTGGTCAGAAGGGGTCTGTAAGCCTAGAAAACTGTGCAATACGGCACAATTTGGACATGAAGAAGTCAGATACACTAAAAAATTACTTTACCAGAGGGTTTCAGACAGATGATATACCTCTTGACGAGCTATCAGAGTATCTAAAGCAGGATCTCAGGGTAACACGAGAGCTTTATTGGAAGTTAATGGACGAATATGCCAAGCCTGAGTCTCAATCTCTAGTAAATGTACGTGATATAAACAACGAAGTGTGCAAAACACTAGCAAGAATGTATATGAATGGCTTTGCAGTAGACAAAGATGCCCTTGCTCAGGTTAGAAAAGACTTTGAAGATGAACTTTTAGATATAGAAAACAGATTAAATACATTTGTCAAGAAACTAATGGGTGATACACCAATAAATCTTAACTCTCCAGAGCAAATTAGTCAAGTTATCTACTCTAGAATACTACATGATAAGAAAAAGTGGGCGGTTGCGTTTGATAATGCCGACACAAAAGAAGATTTTAAGAAGGCTGTCAAGGAAAATAGTTCTATGATGGTCAAAACTAAGGCTAGTGTATGCAAAACGTGTGATGGTGAGGGTAAAATACGTAAGATAAAGAAAGATGGGACTCCATTTGCCAAGCCTAGTCGCTGTGTAGATTGCGATACAAGAGGCTACAAGCTGACAAAACTAAAAGAAATGGCAGGTCTTGGTTTCTTTCCCCCATCAAAAGCATGGGTTAGTGCTAATGGTTTCTCTACAAGCAAGGGTAATCTAGAGGGTCTTATAAATATAGCTAAGGCAAAGGATCTTACCTACGCAGAATCATTCTTGTCAGATCTCAAGAGACAGAGTGCTGTGTCTAGCTATCTCTCTGCCTTTGTTGAGGGGATAACAATACATACAAAGAACGACAATAGGCTACACGTAAAGCTACTACAACATAGAACTGCTACTGGTAGATTTAGCGGAGCAGATCCTAACATGCAGAACATGCCAAGGGGCGGTACGTTTCCTGTTAAGAAAGTATTTGTGTCTCGTTGGAACTGTGACAAGTTCGGTATGAAGGGTAAGATACTAGAAGCAGACTTTGCACAGCTAGAGTTTAGGGTGGCAGCACTTTTATCGCAGGACAAAGTTGCTATGAAGGAAGTGTCTACAGGTTTTGATGTTCACTCCTACACCGCTAAAATCATCTCTGAGGCAGGGCAACCTACGACTAGGCAAGAAGCTAAGGCACACACCTTTGCGCCCCTCTACGGAGCTACAGGGTTTGGTAGAACGAAAGCTGAGGCTGAGTATTACACACACTTCATGGACAAGTACAAGGGCATAGCTAAATGGCACAAGAAGTTAGGTGACGAGGCTATAAATCTTGGCAGAGTGAAGATACCATCAGGCAGACAGTATGCTTTTCCTGACGTAGAGAGAAGGGCAAGCGGTGCGCCTACACACTTCACTATGATAAAGAACTATCCTGTACAAGGCTTTGCCACTGGTGATATAGTTCCTATAGTTTTACTAGAGATAGAGAAGCTATTGAAGATAGATAATTTAAAGAGTATGTTAGTAAATAGTGTGCATGATTCTGTAGTGTTGGATGTGCATCCTGCAGAAGTTGACAAGGTGCTGAACATAATACGACAAGTTAACAAGAACCTAAAGCTTATAATAGAAAGTCATTACGATATAGATGTAAATGTACCAATGCTATTAGAATCAAAAATAGGTGATAATTGGCTTGACGTAAGAGATGTTCAGTGATATAATTCACTTTCTTATTTAGGAGAAAATATATATGGAAAATGGTTTAGCAATAATTGGAAAATCTAGTGCTGATTTAGCAGAGTTAATGGGTATGTCAAATGTACCTGCTCGTTCTACCTCAGCACTGGCAGAGATTAAACAGGTTCATCAGAACGTAATGGGTACAAAGAAGGTTGATGGCGAGATGATGGAAGTTGCCATTGTCAAGGCAGGTGCTTTCTCAGTAGTGTTCCCTGATGAATCTGTTTATTACAGTGACAAGATAACTATACGACCTTTCATGCAACGCTTTCAGTTTCAGCGATATGATAAAAACTATCAAAGACCTGATGGCGGTGAGGGTAGAATGTTACGCACTGTTATGGCAACGTCCTTGAATGGGGACTTGAAGGATAACTATGGTGGGTTCAACTGTGGAAGACCCTCAGGTTATGTCAAGGATTTTGACTCGTTGCCACAAGAGACACAAGACCTTATGAGAAGCACCGACAGGTTCAAGATCATATTTGGTTTGTGTACACTCGACAGCCCAAAGGATGCTGAGGGTAAGCCAACTGAAGTAAAGGAGTTTCCTTTCTTAATGAGAATAAAAAACCGTGACAGTTTTAAGGCTATGACTGACTTGTTTTCTCAAATACAAAGAAAGAATAGACTTCCTATTCAACATTTAGTTCACATGTCGTCACAAGTAAAGAGTATACCTAGTGGTGCTACCTACGCTGTTATGAAACCGTACCTAGGTGAGTTAGTAGAGATTAATACTGACGATCAGGAGACACTAAATAATTTTGTCGAGTGGGTTGAGTCTATGAACTCTATCACGTTAAGTAAATGGGAGGAGCATCATCGCCCTGATGAATTGTCAGGTGACGAAGAGGAGATTGCTTCTGAGATCATTGAGATAGAGGAGTAGGCATGAACCATCCTGCAGAGTTGGCGGTACACTCTTTCTTACAGAAAGTCATGTTAGGTAAAGCTAATGTTGACGGTGCTATTCTTGACCTCGTAGCCAAAGATGTAAGGGAGTCTTTAGACCGCCAGTTCTCAGGGGGTAAAAAAGAATTTAAGCTGAGGATGTCCAACATAGGACGTAAGAAGTGTCAGCTTTGGTTTGATAAAAACTCTCCTGAGGACAAACTACCTGACTCTCCTTTCTTTATTATAAACATGATTCTAGGTGATATCATAGAAGCGGTGTTTAAAGGATTGTTACGAGCGTCTGATGTAAAGTTTGACGACAGTGATAAGGTCACACTAAAACTAAGTGACAGTGAAGTTGACGGATCGTATGACATGGTTATGAATGGCAAGGTTGATGATGTAAAGTCAGCCTCTCCTTGGTCTTACGAAAACAAGTTTACAGACTTTGCTACACTTAGTGGTAAAGACAGCTTTGGTTATGTAGCACAGCTAGTTGGCTATGCAAAAGCCAAGGGTGTCCCTGTTGGCGGTTGGTGGGTAATCAACAAAGCTAATGGTAACTTCAAGTATGTGAGTGCTGAAGATGTAGACATGGATGCTGAACTAGAAAAGATACAAGAAACAGTATCCTATATTAACGATGGCGGTGCGTTTGAGAGATGTTACGAGCCTATAGAAGAAACATACTACGGTAAGCCTAGTGGTAATTTAAAGCTAGGTGTTGAGTGTAGTTTGTGTAACTATAGAGAAAAGTGTTGGGATGACTTAGAGGTTCTTCCATCAAAGGTTTCTAAATCTTCTAACCCACCATTAGTAAACTACGTGTATCTAGCTAATGCCCAAGATACAGTACAGGAGTAGGTTTGAAGAGGACGTAGCAAAGTTATTACGTTCTCAAAAGCAAAGGATTAGATATGAAAAGCTATCCGTCAAATACGCAGTGCAAATGTTTCGATTGTATAAGCCTGACTTTATTCTTAACAATGGTATTATTATCGAAGCGAAAGGGTGGTTTAAACCATCTGATAGAGTAAAACATTTGTTAGTGCAAGAGCAGTACCCTGATCTGGACATCAGGTTTTTATTTCAAAACGCATACAATAAGATTCATAAAAATTCTAAGACACGCTACTGTGATTGGTGTGACAAGTATGGGTTTCTATGGACAGATAAGGAGATACCAAAAAAGTGGTTGACAGAAAAGAAAAAGAAGATACAACTAGGTGTACTGAACAAGTGGACTTAGTGAATAGTCCACCTCATTATAACAACGGTGGGGTGGAATGTATAGACTATATTGAGCAACAACTAGGCAAAGAATTTGCTTTCTATTGTCAAGGTAATGTGATAAAATACATACACAGATGGCGATACAAAGGCAATGGCATTGAAGATCTTAGAAAGG